AGAGTTAGCATTTTTGAAGGTCAGATTACCGTCAGAAATTGTAACGTTGCTACCGGTTTGGTAATCGAGCGGGTTGATAACGGGGTAGTTTAGCGTCGGGCTATCAGACATCTGATCCGCCGCTGCCAAGCCAGATGCCGTCCAGTCATTATTGTTGCCTGAGAAATCTTCGCCAAAATCAGAACTATTAGCCCCTGTCAGGTAAAATCCATTCGTGCCGTAAGCACCGCTGTATCGCTTCGGAATCCAAACGCCATCATCATTGGTCTCGCCAAAATCAGACGCTACTTTGGCGGTTCCACTTACAAAATTAATCTCTGCCATATAGCCGTCGAAAAAAACGCCACCAGATTCTCGTGAGCTAATCGTATGCACGACATTGGCATTAACATCTCCCTCGTAAGAGGCAGTGGGGTAATTAGCCGTGCTAAAGCTAGTTTCTTGAACGCCGTTGACGTACAGCTTTATTCGGTCAGATGCTGTGCTTTCTGTAGTATCGTATCTCACCACGATATGATACCAAGCAGACGGGTCTCTAAATAATCGGTTTGTTTGCAAATCGTCGGTCGTTGAACCTGAGTCTGATTGCGAGATGCGTATTTGCTCACTAGCATTAAACTGTATTTCAAAACGATTTGTGGAATTCGTGCTGGCAGAAAAAATATCTTTTGATAATCCGGGAATGTCCCCTCTTTTTAACCAGACGCTATACGTCCATGTCGTTCTATTACCAGCAGATGGAGTGCGAGACAGTTTAGGACTGTCGTCGTCGTTAAACCGGATCGACTGACTTATCTCGTACCCTGACCCAGCATTAGCTAGCCACTGTGAGCCAAACATAGTCATTAGCTAAACGCCAACTGCGGTGCGCCTAGCTGGATACTGCCCGACGCCTTAACGAAGTAGGGGACTACATCAACCGCACTCGCTGCGGTGCTAAGTGTAATACCGGCCCCAGCAGGGCTTTCGTAATCTGTTCCAAGGCTAAGAGTTCTCGAACCCGTTCCATCTTGGATGAATACGAACACTCCAGCCTGACCAACTGATTCAGTAGACGGGTTAGCCAGGGTCACGTTACCCGTAAGGGTAAGCACAAAGTTCTGATGAGCAGAGAAATCAATCGTTACACTGCCGGTGTTTGACGTGTCAGTGTCAGTCTCCGCAAGAATGATCGTGCCACCATTGAACTGACCAGCGACCGTCACATTCGTGGTGCCTGTCGGAATCTCAATGACATCAGCATCAGCATCGTTCTTGATTGTGACATCGTTGGTCGAGCCTTGACCCGTTAGGATCAAACCCTCCGCAGCGGTGTAGCCCATTGCAGCGTTATCACCGGCAGAGGTGTCGCCATCCGCGTTTACTGTAGCGGCTGTCACGTCACCTACGATATCGACGTTGGTTGCTCCGGTCGCAATCGTGATTACATCAGCGTCAGCATCGTTCTTAATCGTGACATCGTTAGTCGAACCCTGCCCGGTAAGAATTAGACCTTCAGCAGCCGTGTACCCCATCGCAGCGTTATCGCCAGCGGAAGTGTCGCCATCAGCCTGTACGGTAGAGGCTGTTACATCTCCTACGATGTCAACGCTAGTACCACCTGTCGCAATCGTGATAACGTCCGCGTCCGCGTCATTCTTGATGGTAACGTCATTCGTGCTACCCTGGCCGGTTAGGATCAGACCTTCAGCATCCGTGTACCCCATTGCCGCTTTGTCGCTTGCGGCGGTATCCCCCAAAGCATTGAACGTACCGCTTGCGGTAACGTCCCCAGACGCGGTTAACGTAGCAATTTGCAAGTCTGATAGCGCATTTACAACCGCAGCACCGGAACCCGCGCCATCCATATAGACAACCGCCGACTTTCCGTTGGCTACGGTTATGTTTGCACCGGAACCCTGCGTCAGAATTACAGAATAGGGTCCGCTAGATCCAGAATCTGTAGTGGCGTTTATAATTATGAAGAAGGCGGACGTTGTATTTGGAGCCACCGTAACCGTGTTGTTCGCCCCAAGGGCTCCTGTAAACTTTATAACACGGTACATGCCGTCCTGAAGATTCTCGGTGCCTGAACCAGGAGAAGCTTCTCGAACAGTCAGTGTATGAGTAGATCCAGAAAGCCCCACTGCTTTATAGGAGGCAATGCGGTCCAGAATATCTAGGTTGTGGTTCGTAGTATCGCCCCAAGCTCCGGACTGTTCTCCGGAGCCTATCTTTTCGATACCAAAACTAGTTGTGTATGATGATGCCATAATTTTATTCCTATGCCGCTATCTTAGTCCAATTCGGCGTCTGCGTGTAAGTTATTGGATTCCAGCTTGCCGTTTGTCCGGGATCTATTTTCTCCCAAATAAGAACTCGGCCAACCGCAGTTGATGCCTGCACTCCCGTGACCGGAACCGTTATGTCTACCTGCGTGCTTCCGATTGCTGTGGCCGCAACAAGACCTGTTGCGGAGAAGTTTGCATCGCCTGTTGCAACCGCAGTTCCGATAACAGCAGCCGCTTGGACACCCGTAACCGGAACCGTTACGTCTACTTGTACGCTTCCAACCGCAGTGGCCGCAGAAACCCCTGTAACCGGAACCGTTATGTCTAATTGTACAGTTCCAATCGCAGTGGCCGCAGAGACACCCGTAACTTCTACAGTACCCGGAGTATTCCAAGCACCAGAGTTCCAAGTTCCCCGTCCCCAACCACCGAGATTAGCGTTAGACATTAAGCAATCCTAATCAATGCGTTATTGGCATCATTTGCAGGCATTGTAATAGTGAAATCACCTGCACTGGACGATTTGTCTGCGCCAAAGTTAATAACGCAGACCGAAGGTTTAGCAGCATGTGTGGTATCACCAGCCGTTCCCGCGTTTGCCAGAGTAGAGTTATATATGAGAGCCCCTCTCGCACTACTAATTGTAGATGTTGAGAACGTCACATCAGCCATATCGATAAACGCCGTGGGAACAGAACTACTGTTGTCGCCAAGACCAATTGTGGCACTTGATATAGCAGCACCACCAGCCGAATAGTTAGTCCCACTGACTTCATTGCTCGTCGTATACCCAGTGGTGTCTACGTCAATAGACGAACTGTTCGTAAACATAGCCAGCTTGAATGTATCTGCTGCTATGGAACTTCCGTCCCCACGAGAATGTGTGGTCCAAAAATGGATTCCTGCGTTGATTTCCCGTTTGTACGTGCCGCAAATACCAGATGTTCCTACAGCCATTACAGCCTCCTTATAATCTCGGCCATGTCGTCATGACCCTGTTGCTTCATCAAAGCCCAAATAGTCGTTCTCTCACTTTGACACATCCTATTCATATAAAAGACTAGCACTTCTTTCAAACGCTCTCTATGGGCATACGCTTGTTCTCGTATGACAGGCGGCGCGGTGTCCGAGACCGTCATTATTTTGTTTAACGCCATCTCAGCCATCTGTTCAGGAGAATGACCACGATTATCTGTGGTAAATACTAAAGCATTACCTATTTCTCCGGCGCTAACCGAATCAGACATTACGCAACATCCCTTCTAAGACGGTCATACCTATATTGATCTCGCGTCTGGAGTCCCTCGCCAAGATTCTTCAGCCACTGCAACGATTCTTGGAATCGTTGGTTATACAAACTCAAAAGGTCTGCCTCGCCTTTCATAAACGTATAGGCTTCAACTAAGGAGCCGTACAAGAGAGCAAGTTCTGCATTATCACCCAGCCAAGTGGTTCCACTAGCAGTCGTTGTTATAGAATCTGGACGATAGAAATAGTGAAGTTCCATAGTAAAATTGTCATTGGGAGTAGGGGCTAGGAGAAAAGTAGCCTCGTCCCAATCAGCGTAGTATTGAGGTACTCCCGTTGTGGCGGGGTTAGGTGTGTAATCTTGGAGCATGGTAGCTTGCTTGTATAACAGAAACTCTTTGTTGGAAGAGTTTATGACGCTCAACGAATTTTGAGACAAGAAATCAGAAGGTTTTTGCAAGTAGGAATTACCGCTAGAAGCCGTGCCCTGAGACGATTTACGAAACACATCCAACTGGGATTCTTTTAGAATTCGTTCTTCTGCGTTAAGAATGAATCGAGGCAACTGATTAACGAATGTCGTTTCAGTGCTTTGAACGTAATCCTGTATCGCTGTTTTTAGCGTGGTAAAGGTGTAGGCCATTTAGAGTTCTCCGCTAGGTTATGTATCCATTACCCAAGTCAACGACAGGCAACGCGGGTAGGGTTACGGGACCAGCAGAAGAAACTCCTCCTCCGCCACTTAAATTTCCAACGGTTGCTGTTCCGCTTGAGGCGGAAAATGTATAGAAATCAGCGTCGGGGTCACCGTCGCTGTCGGTCGGAACGGTTATAGAATATCCACTAGCAGATTCTATAACGGTTTCTGTAAACCCATCAAAGGCTTCAACGGATCTAAATCTAACTGTGTCTCCTGTAGACCTTCCGTGACCTGGTTCATTAACTGTTATAACTGCTGACCCGCTGGACCCAGATCTAAAGGCGTTTAAAGGTAAAACCGCAGCCACCTCTGGTTCTGTTCTTGCTGGCCGGCTCACACGCAAAGCTTCGGGATCAGCCCTAACTCTCTTTGGCTCTAGTTGAGGCTGTTTTGATTCATACTCGTCAGGTCCTACGAGCATTCCATTCCATTCTATAAGCATACGCCGAAGAGGGTATGCTCTACCGGAACGGTCGGACACTCCTTTTGCATATTTTCCTGAAGCGTATCGAGACATTTTAGATACTCAACGACGAGAAACTGGGAACTAAACGAAGACCTGTTCTTTCGCTGTCCTCTGACGCTGCTCTTTGAAACTCCTCATCATAAATAGCTTTCAACAGTTGAATTCTGTCAGGAGACCTTTTGATAGCAAGATAATAGGATAGCCCGGCTGTTAGACACGGTAGAAAGCGAAAAGGAATATCAGGGTTGTTTACTCCAGCATCAGCGTCCTCAATCCTCTTCACTCGATAATAAATTAATTGATCAGTGGAGTTTTCTGGAGAGGGCCAAAGGCTAACTCTAGGAGTAATTTGACGGTCGATATAAAACTGAGATGGACGGCCTTGTGTGGTTTTGTCAGGCGTATCTATGTAATCGCCTCTACTTATTCTGCTAATTCCTATATCAGAGCCGCTTCGTCGTACAACAGCCTCCAGAACGTCAACGGTAGCCTGCACGTCATCTAAACTTGGGTCTGCCGAGATAGTTGTAGAAACTCCGGATTCATCACTTGCTGCACTTGTAATGGTCTCTCCGGCGGTGAATGAACCAGACGGGATAGTGATTGTTATGGTAGTGGAACTGGGCTTTGATATAACTTGAGCCGTTGATCCACTCGTTGATCCGGTTATAGTTCTTCCAACAAGAAGATTTGTTGAAGACCCAACCGTAGCAGTAATTACTCCAAGGGGATATGTGGCTACGGAAGAGCTCGTGGAGTATTGAGCAAGAGACTGCGTAATCTCTTCAACAGTCCATAAATTAAGGCCTCTATTTGCCCACTCTGCGAATAAAAGGTTTAAAGATCGACGCGCTGTTTTAGCGTCATACCCTGTTCTGAACTCTAGACCACAACGTTCAAAGGCCTCTTCGGTTATCTCGGCCATGTCTAGGTTAAAATCAACCGAACCAGAAGTTGCCATAACTAATTCCTATCCAAAAAGAGCCAACCGCACACCAACAGCTAATTGACCTAGTATCAAAACACCTACACCCCACAAAATCTTGGTAATGAGGTCAAGAGACTTCTGAACGTGATGAAGATCATTCGTCTTTATGATATGTATCCTCTCCGAGAGGAGCTTTATATCCCCCTGTATCTTGACAAGCTCTAGCTCATTCTTTCTGTCAAGACTATCAGACATAGCACTTAGTACTGCTTCAAGCAGTGCAGAACGACCGAGTACGTGTCTCCGCTACTGTGTCCTACCGTAGTAAGTTGAATGTCTCCTGTGTTTCCACCGGAGGCCGCAACATTAGGAAGACCGCTCATGTCTGAATAATCTAAAGTGTCCGAATAGTCTGCTGGAAGTTGCGCTGCGATAACATCTGTAGACGCATCCCAAAGAAGTTTTACGCCCATACCCACATTGGTGAACGTGATTCGTTTAATACGAACACCCGTGCAAGCAGTGCCGTCCTGCAAAGATGAAAGAGCCGAAACATCCACCTTAGTTACAGCGGCCTCGCCCGTTCCATCGCTGGTGTTAGTGAGGTAGAAGATGGCCTCTCGAGGGCCGTCTTCTACGGTAGTTGCCGTTACAGCATCAGCCATCATGACCTCCTTTTAAGGGGGGGAGTTGCCTCCCCCCATTTAAGTTAAGCTACCTGGACGTATTCAATAATGAACGTAAAGGAGCCTGCTGTCGTAGCATCTACGGTGTTCGTAATGTTGCAGAAGATGGTCCGTTCCGCCGAAGCGTATTGGGCGGAAACTGGAGCAGTAGTTGCGCTCTGCGTCGTCGCTACCAATGTAGTAGTTGTCACGTTGCCGACAACGACAGTGGTTCCACCGTCAAGGATTTCATCCGTTACAGCCGCTACGATCTGTGCGCCAGAGGTAGACGTTCCAACCTCATAACCAATATCTCCCGTTCCAATAACTGGAGCGGTAACACATAAAATCTTGATGTCGGTGATTACGGTGTTAGCCGGCTGAGTAAACTCGCCAATTGCGGGGCTGTCACCCGCTGTGCTGTTTACGGTAACGCCCGTGGCAAAACCAACATGCTTGACGTATTTGTCCGTAACAATACCTGTAGAGGCAACATCAAAAACAGTGGTTTCTGCGCCCGTTACGGCGGCTACGTTGATTACCTCAAAACCGTTCTCTGAGCGAACGGGACCATTAAAAGTTGTATTAGCCATGCGGCTTCCTCCTTACGAGAGATTGGCCCTAGAGTCTTCGTAAGCGTCTGCTGGGACAGTCGCTAGGGCTATGATTCCCAGAAATAAGTCGGGGGAGAGTCTCCTCTCCCCCGTAGTCTTATGCGCCTTTGGATCCGTACACGCAACGAGGATCAGAGTAACCGTAGCTGTAACGCTCACGGGCTTTGAACCGAACATTGCCTGTATCAAAGTCGCCCTCCATCTTCGTAGACATCGGCATACGCTCAAAGTGAACGAAACCGCGAGGAGCGTCCGTCTTAATGAAGAACGCATCCGTGTCTGTCAGATAGTGGTTAACAACATAACCCTGCGGGAGCATACCCATGTTACGCATTGCGTTAACATCGTTGTCCGCAGAACCTGGGCGAAGAGTAGACTCAAGAAGACGATCCGCCACAAACTGAAGTGCGGGGGGGATAATCAACTTCTGTCCACGAACCGAGACTTTAAGGCCGCGCTCATCAACAAAAGCTGCAATGTCAATAAGAGCATTCTCAAGGCTGGTTTCGTTCAGGTCAGCATCAGTGCTGGGCTCATTACGAAGCGAACCATTATTCACCAGAGGATGGTCAGTAGCGCAAAGCTCCTTACCATCGCCGCCAGCGAACGTGCTATCAAAAGCGTTGTTCAGCGTAGCTGCACCCTTCACCTGTTTGGTGTTGGCCATGCTGCGTGCCAAAGCTTTCGTATAGCGAGAGGCAAGGCGATCATAAAGATTATCCTCGATTGCTTCTTCCGTAATGGAGAAAGCAAGCGCGATGGTCTCATGAGTGTACCGTGCCGTATACGCTTCTTGGGCATCGTCAAAGGTAATAGCTGAACCTTCTTGCTTAACGGGTGCTGACCCGAAGCCTGAAAGCATCACTTCTTCCTCAAACGCACGCTCCGAAGATTCAGTATCATAAATCTCAGAAGCTTCATCGTCATACCGGGCATACTCAAGGCCGAAAAGGGCGTTGAGACCGGGCTCTAGCTCTTTCGCTAGTTGGGCTCTGCTAATAGCCATTTTTCAATCCTCTCCTATACGCCAGTGGTTGAAGGTGTACCCGAAGCAATGGACCCAGTAGGTGCATTAAACGAGTTATTCAACCTAACAATTACGCCGATGCCAGCGGCTTCAAAATCCTCGTTCTCAGGATCTTCCTGCCAACCCATGACGCGAAGCGCCAACGAATTGGTAGTTGCCAGCGTACTAACAGCCAGACGACCCAAAGAAACGCCAGTAGCGTCAGTTCCCGTGATGCCCGTAGAAAGATTCGCGTTCAGGAAGACACTTGCACGCGCATTTGCCTTACTTGTCAGAGACGCATCAGATGCAATTAAATACAACTGATTTGGGTCATCGTTGATAAAGGCCTTTACGGGGTGGTTACTATCCGCTCCGGATCCGGGCCAGTAGTTACTAAACGTAGTTTTTCCAGTGACACTAGAGACATACTCACATCCCTGAAATACGCCCAGATGACTGACTGTACCACCGGCAGCGTTAGCCGTGTGATCGATAAACCCTGAAGCAAGAGGAATAACCAATTGCCCATGGTAAATTTTGTCAGTGTTACCGTTAGCGATTTCGTAAGGAGTATATCCCGTAAGGCCAGTGGAATTGGTTCCGCCACCTAGCTTAGAGATGGGACGAAGACCAAAGCTTCCATTACTGTTAGCCATTTTCTATCTCCTAGTCCTCGTTTTGAGGACCTCCAAAAGTTACACGAGATTGCCTATCAGGATTATTGATAGGCATTGCCGGATGCTGCTCACGAGCTAAGTCGTTATCAACAGCGGCCATTTGATTGCGTGTCATGCCACGAAAATGTTCGTCGCGTTCTTCAACAATCTCAAGAGGAATCCTTGCAAGTAAAAGACCACCTACGCCTATTACACCAGCGTGTTTACCATCTTCAACGGTCGGGACCTCAAAGTCAGGGTATTCTTCACCACGTACCAGTTCCCATCCCTCTCGAGATCGTGCTGCTACGTTTTTGCGGTCATCAAAACCCATTACTTCGGACCTGATCCATCGATGCTTGTAACCATCTGGAGCGGGTGGTGCGTCCAACATGGACGGGGGCTTCCAAGGTTGCCTGCGTGCTTGCCCTGCACGATTTTGGTTGGCTCTCGGCGTTCTTGTAGACTTTTGGCGAGATGTGTTCTCAGTATTCATGGCTATTCCCTCACTTCACGTATTTTGCATATTCATCAAGAGGCACGTTAAGCTTCTTAGCTATAGCTACCTGAGATGGGGTTAACCGCACAGTTTTCCGTCCACTCTTTTTGCGGGATGCGGAAGATTCAGCCGACGCAACTTTTCTTCCCCCGGTCGATCTAGCCTTAGAATCAAACTTGTTTGGAAACTCGTTTCTAAGTCTACTATCAAGTTCAGTGTAGTATTCATCAGAAGATGGGTCAAACCCCTCATCTTCCACCATGCGACGATGGATGCCAAAAGCACCATATGTCATAACTTCGTCTTGACCGAACCAATCGTTGTCTTGCGCCCATCTCTCTGCTTTTGGGTCTGGGGCCGGAGCCGGAGCCGGAGCAGCCGCCGGAGCTTCTGCTTGGGATATTTCCTGCCCTTCGGGTTTCTCTCTAGCAACTCTAGAGTTGGTCTTTTGAACCGTTAGATCCGCTAAAGACTCTTGAGCGTTAACAATCGCATCAACATCACCCGTTTCGTGGGCTTCTTTAAGAATACGTTTAGCAGACTCAATCTCGGAAGTTACTCGTCCGTCGAACTGCTCCATGTAACCCCTGTCCAAGGATTCCATACGCTGTTTGAGGGACTCGTTCTCTTTACGAACGTTCTCAGCAAACTGAACAGCTGTCTGCTTCTGACGCTCTTCTTCACGATATTTTTTGGTTAATTCGTTGATACGGCTCTTAACACCAGAACTGTATTCATCTAGTTCGTCATCCGTTTCCGGCTGTACGCTTACTTCTTCAGCCGGTTTTTCCTCCGACTCTTCGGAAACATTTACATCAACCGAATTCTCTTCGGAATCTCCAACATCAATATCAGACTCAGTAGGCATGGCTTTTCTCCATGGTTAATTTCTTCTTTCTAAACGTGTTTAATGTCGTCGGGCTCTAGAATTGTGGCAATGACCTCATCATCGTTAATGACGCGGACTTCCCCACCATCGATCTTAAACCTAGATCCTGCGTATCTTCCAATACACACCCAATCGCCCTCGTTGCACCAATTGCGATCTTCATCGTCACCAAATTTAGACGAATCCTGATAAGCCAGAGGACCTACCTTTAGAACGTAGGCAACAACTGTCGCCAACGCTTCACGATCTCTAACTGCATCAGGAATAAGGATACCACCTTCGGTGGCAGCTTTGCCCATGTAAGGCATCACAAGTAAACGCCAGCCTGTGGGCTGCGGCAGTCTCTCTTTAAGGTTCTTACTTACAAGAGAGGGGTCGAGTACTTTCTCACTTTTATCTATGTATGCAGACGATTCGGCTTTCGGGGCTTTCTGGGACTCTAGTACGTGGTCTGGAACGTATAAAGTTTTGGTCATTCTTCCTCCGTGGATTGCAGGAGATCTTTGATCTCCCGTTCTGCGAACTCTAATCCCTGTAATTCTCCCACGAGATGTTTGTAAGACTCCATGTCTTTCGGGCCCCCATGGAGGATTGAGTCCTGGGTTAATTCTATGCGACCTTGTATACTCTTTAGTAAAGAATAGGCAAACGTCGTTGGGTCAGCCATTCTTAAAAGCTGCCTTTAAAATTTTTGCCTTTAATTGCTCCGCCAACTGCGTATTTGATTGGGCCGCGCTTCTCTTCGGTCATACCACCGCGCATGTAGCCCAGTTCATCGACCATGGCTCCGCCCATGGCACGCTCTTTCGGCTTTTCAAAATAATCTTCAATGGGCGCCGGATCAGCTGCAACCACGGCAAAACCACCTTCAACTTCAATAACTTTTCCGGCCTTCTCTTCAGCAGCTCTTTCTGCGGCTGCTCGTGTTTTGTAAGGAGCTTCCGCCGTGCCTCCTTCAGAGCGCGTCATTATTCGGGACTTTCCGGCCAGCGTTCTTTCTATCATGCGGCGGCGATCCCCGTCAGAAATTGTTCTACCAGACTCATCAGATAACAGCCTCTCCAGTAATCTGCGATCCGCGTCAGAAATTGTTCTTGTTTGATCACGACGACGATCCGCGATCTCCAGTAATCTGCGATCCGCGTCAGAAATTGTTCTTGTTTGATCACGACGACGATCCGCGTCAGAAATTGTTCTGCCAGACTCTTCCATCAGAAAGTCCCCTTTCCACCGTTATCGTTATAGGTCAGGCCTTTGACTTGAGCAGGCGGCGCGCCTTTGATACGGGCCATTCCGCCATCGGCCATATTCATTTCATAACCGCCCATTCCTGGGGCAGGCATTGGCCGGCGCTTCATGCCACCCATGTTCATGCCTTCGGCATCATTCATACTCTTTGCCTTTTTCATAAGACCACCTGCCTCCTTTTTAGAGATGTCCATCTGATCAGACATCTGGTTAACCATTCTACTTTTAGCCATTAGAAGACCCTCACTTTCATCATACCACCAAGATTTGCACGTTTTACAGACTGTACCCTACGGGGTTTACCGGCAGGTTGGCCTAAACGTTTCTTTTGAGCAACCCTAGACCTTTTCTCAGACGCTGTTAACTCCCCAGAAGTTTTAGGAGTCTTCTTAGAAACACGTTTGCTGGGCCGGCAATAAGGCGTTCCTCTCTTCTCGCCTTTCTTCCTGCCGCAAGGTTTTCCTGTTCTCACATCGATCCAATCTTCCTTGAACCAACGTTTGAGCGCGGCGCCCTTCTTTGTCTTGCGGACAGCCATCAGAATATCTTAACTTTTTTCCCGCCGTGACGAGGCATAACTGCTCCACAGCCATTGGTCCGAACAGTACCGCCAACAGCCCTTTTGGTTTTGTTGCCCCAGTTACTAGCGCCAACCTTACGACATTTAGCTATCGCTCCAGACGCATACGCAGACGGAAACACCTTATAACGTGCCTTAACCTTTCGATAACAAGCGTCTTTCGTAGCCATTAGCACTTCCACCTTCTACGAGCTTGCCTGATACGCGAATTGGGATTGTTACGCGTCTTGGCAGAACTACGTTTGAGTTGACCCAAAGAACGAGCGCAGTAACTCTTCCGACGTTTTGCCGCTGCGCTGCCCTTCTTAACTTTTCCGGTGACCGCTGTTTTAAGCTTAGACCCAGGATTGGCTTTACGATAAGCGGCAACGCCCTTCTTCGTCATTCCAGCACCCTTGCTGGTCTTACGATAGTTGGCGCCTTTGCCGCTAGTAGTGCGGCGTATGGGTTTTGCCCTCTTTCTAGCCATTTTGTTTCACGTGAAACATTACTGTTTCCCACTATACAAATTATCAAACGTCACAGACGGATCCATGTAACTTCCGTCAGACTCCGCATTATGTGTCCACTGACTTGGCTTAAAGTCAGGAGCTCCTTCACCTGTTTCCCACAAAGCGGGACTTGTTGCTCTAACCCGGTTATTGGGTAAAGCAATAATATTTCCGGTCCAATCTCCAGCGTCCGTAAGCTCAATTACATGGCTTTGCTTATGCTGGGCAGGATCGTCCGCGATAGATGATCCTGTGTAATCAACGGTAAACATATATTTACCTGTATAGAACTCACCGTCAATCTTACAAATCCAAGGACTAGAACTTGTCCTATCGTACTGCATGACATCGTGATCTCGAGAACTACAGTCCCAAGGCTGCGCGTGGTGCGTCACCATTCTTTCCGGCCACTTTTCCAGCGGTGTGTCAGCCACAAGGGCGGTAATAGGCATCCTAGCCCACATCGCGCCCCCGTGAACGTTCTCGTCTTCTGTGTCGTCACTCTCGCAGCCTGTAAAGATAAGCTGAAAACTCAGGCAACGATCTGGAATCGTTGTTACGGCTATCGCCATGGCATGGAGAAATTCCCCATGGTATTGCTCATGATTATGAGTAAATTCTCGTCGCACCCAGCAGTGAAAATGCGGAATGTTGCTTTGAAGATATGGCATTACCTACGTTTAACACCACCACGAGCATAGCCCTTCTTTTTCATCAGAGTTCCGCCGCTTCTGCGTTTGGCAACGCCGCCTACTTTGCGTTTAGCCGCGCCACCAGTTTTCATTTTTCGGGTGCCACCCTTCTTCTTCATAGCCATTTTACTGCTCCTTCCGGTAAGTTGTTTAGGGGTTTGTGATCTGGATATGGTCACTAAAAGACTCGTGTCTTACTAGCCATACCGCCATCGTTTCGTTTGATAATCTCTTTGGCTGTTTTTTCAGCCAGACGAGAACCCACATCAACCTCATCGGGCTCCATCATTCTTCCCACCCGTATGCCCGTTTTAAGAATAGCCGCCCTCGGAGACATCATACCCATAGGTCCCTGTCTTGACCTCTCCGCCTCAACAGCAGAAGGTAGAGTGGCTTCAAACCCGCGTTTAATCTCCTTACTTGAATAGAAAGGCTTGCCGGGGCTGACCGTCACCCTTTTCTTCTTCGGCTTTGGAGCTTTCGCCTGCTGTGCTTCTAAAGTACTTCCCATAACTAATTACCCCTTCCAGATGCGCCTTGATTGATACGTTCGCGATTAACCTCGGCTCTTAGCAGGGCGATATCCTCCTGTGAGTCTATCTTGTCTGCGGCCAACTCTTCCTTAGATTCTTCCTTCGCCATATCAAACATCAGGCGTTGGTCGAATTCAGCAGCCTTGCGCTCCAAGTCTGCCGCCTTGATATCAAGTTCCTTGGACCGGAGCTCAACTAAGGGGTCTACTTCGCCCTCTGGCGGGGGCATGAGAGCCGCCATAACTTCTTCGGTGTACTGAGCTATAAGTTCAGCGACCTTGGCCTCTACGTCCATCTGAGGAGGTTGCTGGCCTGTCTGCATAGCCTGCTCCATCATGGCCCTCATTTCTGCGTCAGCAACGCCTCGAGCCTTAAACGCAATATGTTCGCAGAGATGCGCCTGCAACAAAGCAAACACTGGCGGAGACGCCGCCGGAACTGGCGTTTTCATAAATATGATGTGCGCCGTCATGTGTGCATCATGATCCTGCGTCGGGAACGCTTGCAAATTCTCTTGAATAATCGATTTTGCGTTTTCTATGGCCGGATCAGTGGGCTGCGGTGGCGTAGGTGTCGGTAGCAGCGCCTCAATGTTATGCACGCCTATTGCTTCATAGATTCTGCGATACGCTTCGTGGAGATTATGCATCTGCGGATTAGTCTGCGCCAGCTGAAGCTGCGTTTGTGCGAGTGCCAGCCTTTGTGACATGGAGTAGATATTTGGATCAGACACAGGTATAACATCGACACGCTCATCAAAATCTGCCTGCTTTACGGTTGCCTCGGCACCGTACACATTATACGGGTACATGGGCGGGAGAGATTCAGCAAAAACACGAGCTAACATTTTGAACTCTTGTTTCTGTGCGTAGTGAAGCCGCTTGTGAATTGCGGACATGACCTTGGAACCACGCTCAAGAAGAGCCACTGTAGTTCCAACAGCCGCTTGCTGGTTACCATCACCAACCTGAAGATCCGCAATCGCTGCAAAACGACGACCTGCATCCACAATAAATCCAAGAAGACTCATCAGAGTCTGGCTAGGTTCCTTGTATGGGAGCGGCATAATGCTTTCGCGCAGAGCGCCACCGGGAACATCAATATCACGAAACTCGCCAGGAGACAGAGGCTCATCAGAATCACGAATGCGAATACCACGAGCCTTAAAGCCAGCGGGAAGATTAGCAAGTGTACCAGCATCAATCAGCTGCCTCAGAATAGAGGTGGCGGAACGACCAAGGCCACCAATCATATGAAGAAGACCAAATCCGTAGAAGCCTAAACCCGGCAAGAACTTGTAGTGAGAGAAATACTGCATCTTCTTGTAGTACTCGTCACCCTCTTTCCAATTTCTACGAATGGCAAGAACTTTGGAACTGCCTTCATCAACTGTAACAATGTAAGGGAGCTTAATACCCGTTTCTTCGCCGTCGATAGGACTTACGTGTTCAAAACCAGGAAGATCTAGGTCTGTGTGAATTTCGAGCAGAGTGCAATCCTGATTGTCTCCTCCGCCTTGTTCTATTCCTTGAAGCTCTCGCTCCTTCTGACGAACTTCGTCATCATCATCATATGCGAGAATGTCTATGTCTCTATAGAAACCTGCTGCTTGGTTCTTTCTTACATCATTCGTATTCATCCGAATGACGTGTGTAACTCTGGAGGCCGAAGACAAATCCGTTGCGTTATACGGAACCAGAAGATCGTCAGCGGGAACAAACTTGGAAACAGCCCTGTCGAGCATGTCGTCAAAGTACACTTTCTTAAACGCACTGCCGGCCAACGGCAGATAGAAGAGAAGTCGATCCATCTCAGGGTCGTACTCGTCCATAACGTTCATAATCTGGAAATTCATAAACTCCTGAACACGCTGAGACTGCATCTCTACGTCTGGAGTAGACGCTCCAACGACTTGGGTTCTTACGGGGCCGGAAGAAGGTAGAAGTTCTTTGTACGCTTGCGCTTGAAACTGGGTTACGGCTTCTGCGATCAAGGGATGGGTTACACCGCTGGATCCACGAAAAGGCTCGTCGCGGTTCTCATACTTTATGCCTAGAAGCTCAAGACCCTCTGTGTACGCATCTTCCCACTCTTGTCTTCCGCCTTTGTCATCCTCGTAATACCCAACAAGCTCTGAAGCAATGTCCATCAAGACACGCTCGTCCATAATTTCTGCTAAGTTAGCATCCGGATCTGCTTGAAGCTCCTTCGCTACAGCATCCTCAAAATTTATTATGACGGACCCATCTTCTTCCTCAATCATCTCGGTGGGATCTTCAATCTCCTCCACCTCAATTTCTTCTTCGGACATGCCTCCAAGAGGCATACCTGAAGCAGGCATACCACCGTCTATCAAAGATGTGGGTTCATCAGCCATATTCTAGTTACCTTTCTTTCCACTTTCGGGATTCGGCGTGACGGCTTTTTCATAGTAAACTATAAGCTGTTTCTGCTGTTCAATAAACCGCTTTATCTCAGCCATGTTTAAGGCAAGCGTCTCGTAGTCCCTAACACTTATCGCGTAAAACAACAGATCGCCGTTCTCTTTCTCAAAACGTTGCTTAAAAGATGCAAACGTATCCTCTGTCACAACATAGAAATGTATCTTGTTTAACGATACAGGACGAGGACGACTTTGAGTCGGTATCTTTCGCTCAACCTCTACCGTTTTGATCTCAACGGGAAGTACTTTCTTAAACTCAGCGCAGCTACTTAGCAACGGCAGGAGTGGGAGCGCCAGAAATAGCCTCCAACGACTCAAACAGCTTAGATGTTCCATTGTTAATCTTCTTTTCTACCAGAAGGGGCTTCTTGAGGCTCAATTTTGCAAGATCGTGCTTACGTAGCTTACCTATCAAAACGTCTTTATAGGCGTTTGCCGCGTTAAGTTTAGACTGAAGGTCCTTAGTCAAGTCCTCAAACCTTTCACGATCTTCGATCATGGCGTTTATGGTGTCGTCCTGAAGTTTCTTCGCTGTCTCCAGTTTCGCGGAGTTCTCCGTAAGAACGCGAATGCGATCTTGGCTATCCTTATAGTAGTAATACGCTCCGTAGGCAGAGCCGCCCACAAACCCCAGCACTAAAATTAGAAGATAGATCTTTAGCATCACTTACCTTTCGCCATGTAAGCGGTCATGCCCATGTAGGCACCTACAACACCAGCCTGTCCTATGTAAAACAAGCCAAACAGGTCGCTCAAAGCTTTGATTCGAGCATCGGGAAATATGGGTAGAAACACTGCCAGTGTAAACACTATCATAGACCCCATAGCGACCCAGGCCATTCTGCGCTGGGCGTCTGCTTTCTCATGCTTAGACAACGCTTCAGCGGTAGCAAGTTCTGCATCTGAGACCACACCATCGCCATCTAAATCTAGATCGTTATAGGTGCTGCCCTTTTCTAATTTTTTCTGTGCCATTTTAGTTCCTCAGTAAGGGGTTATCCAAAGCCCTTTGGAGTTTCTTGTCCTGACGCTTTTCAAAAGCGTCTAGTTTTGAGTCAATACCGTTTATTTTAGCGTCAAAACGCGCCGATGCCGAAGAAACAATGTCGCGAATTGTCTTTTCGGCCTGCCTTAACGCCTCTCTTGTCTCCGCGTCCAGCGTTCGAGAACGCTTGTCTACGCCAGAAATGCCAGCATACAGCTTAGTAGCGTCATCGCGCACATCTTGACGTGTATCACGCACAATTTCTTGTATTTCCTGCGTTCTTTCCCTTAAAGAAGACATTTCTCCGTCCAAAACCACCATCTTTTCATTCAAAACGGCTAGTTTTTTATCAAATCCGCTTAAATCAGGCGCAGAATACGACGAAATCTTCTTTTTCATGTCCATGTAGTCCTTGTAGACCTCAAAAGCGCCGTACAAGCCACCAACCAGCGTAGATAACGCCAGAAATACGGCCACCATCTTGCCGCCTTTGAATTTTACGCCTGCAAATTCGACTTCAGCCATATCAACGTTTCCAATCCAGATCTACAAGAGCGTTGTGCGCTCCGTTTGATCTGCCAAACAGAGTATAATTCTGCATCCGGTCAACCATGGAAGGCCCATCTGGAACTTTTGTTCCTGTAAAGAACCCTGGTGTATCTACCAATGCCGTTGGCGCCACGATTTTAGGCGATATCATGCCCATAGCCACCATAGTCGTGGTTTGTGACGCCGCTGAGTATCTCTGAGACGGAGCTATCTTTGCAACAGCCTTTTCAGCTGCTGCTTTAACCTTCTCTTGCCTGCTCTTGGGCTTTGGAGGAGCTTGCGCCTCTCTAGTCTCTGCCGGAGGTTCTGCCGAAGGCTCCGGCTCTGGTTCGGGCTCAGAGGGCTGGGGCTCCGGCTGCGCTTCTGCCGGCTGTCCCTCTGGTTCGGGCTCTCGTTCAGAAGACTGCTGCGGTTGCTCTGGTTCAGGCTCTCGTTCGCGGGGCTGCTCTACGGGAGGAGGCGCTATATCCTGTTCTATTTGAGCCTCAATGGTTGCTTCAGCTTGTGATTCCTGCTGCCGCTGTTCCATTGGAGGTGGGGGCAGATCAATCTGAATAGGAACAATCTCCGGAGGAGGGGGCGGCTCGGACGGAGCCTGCGGGGCAACGGCAACAACGATAGGGGCCGCTGCTGGCGGTGGAGGTAAGTCAACCGGAGAAGGGGGAAGGTTAATCTGAACCGGCGGCGCAGCCGCTATAACGTCGTTCTGAACGATCTGATCTAGAATCTGCTGTTCTACAATCTGGTCATGCGTAAACGTAATTGAAGGTTCCGAGAATTTCGGACCGAAAAATCCAGAGTGAAACCCGGCATCCACGCCGAATAGCTCAAACTCCCCCGTTAACACGCTAAAACTGTTTTCTTGAACGGTATCCGTAAAATCAAATGTACGAAGACCACTAAAATCTAATTCAACCTGACGCTCAAACTTTTCGACTACCGTATTCGCGGCATCGAACAGCGCCACCGTCACGTTAAAAAGATCGCGGCAGTCCCCCACTTGCGTAACGCTCGTGCATGAAGCAAGCGTAGCGTTACTCGGATGACTGTCCACGGTAACCGCGCTGTTGAGGGTAAAGCCTCTGCGAACCTCGGCCTCGGTCAATGGAACGTCAAACGTGCTCGTATAAGTGCCGCCACCCGCCGTAGCGTTACCTGTGCAAAACTCCCCGGCAGAACAGCCTCTTGCAGAACCATCAGATGTCGTTGACCCACTCGTCG